GTACGCACGCCCTCTAAAAAAACGCGCTCATTACGCGAACCCTTCTTACTGTTACAGCTCTTGCAAGCAATCCTCATGTTCGATTCATCTATCGCAAGCTCTGGACTCTTGCTAACTGGGATGATGTGATCGATGGTAAGCCCGTTACCATCTTGCCCTTCATGTCCACAGTAGTAACACACATAACCATCTCTGGCTAATACTCGAAGGCGTACCTCTCGATACTTCCTTGATAGTCGAGGATCGCCTTTCTTTGTTGGCATTATTGCCATCCCTTACGCTGTAAGTGTGCTAATGCTGCACAATAGTTAGGCTCATCATAGCGTGTTACTCCGTATCTATGGCTCACATACTTCCAATACCAGTAGAACTGGTAATCGTATGGTGCGCCTTTAAGACTAACACTTCTGCCTTGATAGTAACCATAATGTGATCCATTAACTGCATCTATTCGATTACTACTTTCAAGGAATGTAATTCGATTATGACAAGATTCTTGTTTTTCAGTTAATTGGTAATCAGCTAATGAGAATATGTTGTTATATCGAACTTGTGAAATACCATCTGCAGGGCTCGCCCCGAAAGACAAAAGTCCCACCAATGCGATGGCGACCCCCCGAGCTACCCGCTTAAGCGGCTCGGGGTAAGCCCCTGATGGGCTTTCGCCTGAGAGCATACTGCATGTGTCAAGAGGATGAACCATATTAAATTACCCCAATCTGGACATATTGCTATGTGTGATATTGGTCTCATTATTTATCTGTTGAATAGAATCCTGAACCCTTAAATATAACTGAAGGTACAGAGCTATAAACCTTCCGCATAGACTCACCGCAAAATGGGCAATCTAAATCGTGTGGCTCTGCAATTTTGTATTCTTTTTCATATCGAGCATTGGCTTCGCATCGTTCGTTATTGCACTCAAACTCATAGATTGGCATTACTTACAGCTCCTGCATGGCACATCAACCAACTTCCACGATCCACACTTTGTGCATCTTTCAGGCTCTAATTCTACCGAATCTTTTTGTATTTCTCCGTAACCTGCCATTAACAATAAATCAACCAAGTCTTGAAATCGCATAAAGGCTAAATACTCAGCAGCATTTTCCCCTTGTCCATTCATGCGACACACCACAGCACTCAGCTCTTTGCCTTGCGCTCGCTTCTCAACTTGCTTGATCCATTGCAGAGGCTGAAACTCAGACCGCGCCTTTATCTCAATGTCGAACGGGACATTGTGAATGTCTTTGCCAGCCCCTCGACCAATGCTTGCGCTTCTCCACCATTGCTGTAAATAGGAGACGATTACACGCTCGGTTCGCAAGCCTCGATCTTTTCGGTGTCTAGTCAATTGGACAGTCACCTAAATCTGGATATGGTTCTGGATTCATGCTTTACCAGCTGAATTAACTACGCCACAAGCACTACAAGTCCATTCATGCTTGAGCCAACGTTCTCTTATTTGGGTTGCATTTGGGAATTTATTGCAACCTTGACAAATGAGCTGAAAACCAAGTTCCTCAAGTGTCTTTGCATTTTCTCTGAGATTAGCCTCTTGCTCATCCGTTGGGAATGATTCCCATTCTCCATCTTGATTAAGAAATTGAATGTGCCCCATTATCGCTTCACCTGCTGTTTCCACTTACCATCGCTGCCAATCTCATACCAAATTGGATCGCATGGAATCTCACCGCCCGGCATCGAGCGACTTGCTTGGACTGGGCATCTAAAGTGAGCCCATTGCTTCCCATTTTTGCCAGTACCAGTTTTCCATATCATCTCGCCATGCTTGCAGCGTTGTATGTCCGTTTCCGTTGTGCCACCAAGTTCTGATTTCACCATCGCGACTGCATCGTCTAATGTCGTAACTGGCACTCTGTCCTTGATTGTCCATACATCATCCTCAACTGGTACTGGGACATATTCTTTCGCTGTTTCTTTCATCTTGGTTTTAGTGGCTTCGATAAGTGCCTCATTGTTCTTAGCAGCGGCAACTTTGCCCATTTCCTCGCGGCTCGGGCGTTTGCCTTTTGTCGCATAACCCGCCGATGCGAGCGCACGACCAATCGCAGAGGTTTCACAGTTTTCAAGAGCTGAAGTAGCATTGACTCCACGACCCGATATCGTTTCCTCCGCGAGCCCAGTAGCCCAAGCGTGTTGATCAACTTCAGTTCGATAGATAAAAGCCTGAACGATATAGCGCCCAGAACTGAAATCCAGCAACTTTGTAGCAATGCGACCATCGGGATGCTCCTTCCAAAACTTGATGAGTCGTTCCTCAACTGTCTCATAATCCTCAAGGTTAAACATAGAGTTCATTCTCCTCTGTATGCAGTTGTCCTGCTATTGCAACATACGCTGCGAGATCGAGGTAAGTGTCATTGCTTGGAGTTTCCATGCTTCTTGCGACTTTGACCAATGCCATACACATCGCAACCTGATAGTCAGTAATTGGCATTTCGAGGTATGCGCTCCAAAGTGCGGCTGTTCGCTGCATATTGTCGCTTGGGTGTCCGTACACCATTCCTCTTTGCTGGATGGTTGCTTTTGCTGAATCAAGGTACTCACTAGCTCTCACTTTCCCACCTGCTTAAACTGGCGTTCCAACTTCTCATAGTGATAGCGAACTGCCTTACGCCCATCCACATAGCCAGTTGCGTAGCCAGATTTATAGCCTAACCACAACATTAAGACGCATACTGCAAAGGTAATCATTTGTGCGATTGTCATGAGTTTCTCGCAATCTTGTCGATTGCCTTGTTGACTGTTTTTGCAGTCATAATAATGTCGCGGAATGCTGCTTCATTCCATTTTGTTCCTGTAAAGGTTGTGTCACAAGCTTGCATAATGGCAACTGCTCGATCGGCTGTTACGTCTAAATATTCAACCATAACTTCGGCTGGTGTCATTTTTGTCTTCATTTTGAGCCCTTCTGTAGTCGGTATCTCCGCTACAGAAAGAACAATACGCCCTACCTAAGCCGACAACCACCATTTTTAGGTAACAGTTGTATAACGATTTCATCCACAGATTCATCCTCGAGGTCTGGGATGGCGATGCTAACGGACTCGCCCATAAACCTTGCCCTGCACGATAAACGTGCCGTTCTTTTCAATGTTAATGAGATCGACTTGGACATTGCTGCCCTTGACATACATAATGGCGAAGGCTTGCTGCCAGTTAAATGTGCCCTTTGTATAGGCTGCTTGTCTGGTATCCATCAAATGCCCCACCTCAACACCATGCAAAACACGCCCTACACGACCCCCAGAAGCCTCTGTAAACGCCGAACGCCCTGCCCTGTGGGTGTGCCCACTAATGACGTTCTTTCCGTGCCTCCTAGCGGCTTCTAGGGCGCTTAAACCGCCATGTGGCTTGATAGGTGTATGGTCGCCATGAACTGCTATCCAGTTAGGTGCTATCTGCATTGGGTTCTTGTGGAAGGTAATGCCCAGTTCATCGAACTTCATAAACTTCTCGAACCGCAGCTCTGGCAAGGACAAGAAACTAGGGATTTTTTTCATGATGATGTTATAGAGGCGGTCTGTGTGATTTGACCGAATGCAGTCAGTAACGCCTAATTCCCAGAGCAAGTCCACGCAGCGGTCACGATCCTCACCAAGCACCATGTCATAAGCTGCTGGAGTACCTTCCGACCACTTGCTAATGGTCTGGAAATCTATCTCATCGCCAATAGTGACTGTCTGGTCTGGCTTGAACTTCTTAAGAAATGCCGCAATGTTGCGAGTCACATGCTCATCCTCAAAGGGAACCTGTAAATCGCTAAGTATTACGATTCGCTTAATCGTCATCCTCGAATTCGTCAGGGTCTATGCTGCCAATCTTTTCTATTGGCTTGGCTGGCAGTATCCAGTCTGGGTAAGCATCTCTATCCATGACAAGAGCTAAAGCAATGTCGGTAGTGAACCCTGCTTTTCTTAACGCAATCCACATTTCATGGAGACAAATAGCCCAAGCATCAAGGGCGTTATACGTGTCTAGGTCTATGACTTTTTTCTTAGCCATGAGATAAGTGTTACTTACCTAACAACTCGATTATGGTATCGACACGCGCTTCTAGTCGATTTACTTGGTCTTTGATACTGGAACCGCCGTTGGGCTTGAGTTCGGTTAGGTAATGCTTAATCATAAATTGCGTGTATGCAGCAATACCACCAAGAATAGTGCCGACACCCACAAGCAGAGCAACGAAGCCTTCAACTGTCACTTTTTCGGCGTTGCATAACCAAATACGCCAGCAACAACAGCGCCTAGAATTGAACGATAGTCCAATGAGAAATTAGAGGTAGTTCCCCATACAGCTAAGAATGCGCCGATGGAGATAATTGCTGGGTGTTTCATATTCATACGCTGCCGCCTATCATCGGGATATTAAAGAACGAACCATCGTGGTCGCCTTTTTTAGTGAAAGAAATATGGCAATGATGGTTGTGCGGATTGCTTCCCTTATATTTTCTCCAGCGAAAGCCCATTCGAGATGACGCGATTTTGCCGTTAAAGATGACGTAAGCAATTCGCTTATCGCTTCTTGCTGCGAGACGAATCTGGTCTGCAAGATAAGGCATGAGGTCGGGCTCTTTTGTTCCAGATAGATTCCTTGTAATGTCGATTGCCCGAACGATTCCGCTATCAGGGTCTGGTATATGATCAGATTTACCAGCCGCAAGGTGTCTTGCATCCGCGATCCACCCATCGCTGGCTCTAGAGCGGCTTGAAAATGAATCATCCACTTGCTCCCTAAGCTGTTGTCCTGCTTTGCAAAGCAATGGCTTCACAGTCTGCACACTCCCATTGTTTTTTATCATTTAACAGCAAAGCTTCATGCCCACATTCAGGCATTGGAGCAATAAAAGCGTCATCTATCGGATCGTATGTATATCCAATTCCTGCATAGTTATAGCGAATCTTGGCATTGTATGAAGTACGGACACACTTTTGTCCCCTGAATTCGCCATACCAAATTTCGGGTTCTTTGCCTTCAATAAGTTCTGTTTCGTCAACACCAACAATAACTTGAGTCACAATGTTTGAATCATCTAGAAACGCGTAGTGTGCCATTATGCAAAACTCACATTTCCTGTACCAGCAGTGATTGTAGAAACTTTGTAACCACCTGAAGGAGAACCTGTAGTACCAGTCAATCCTGCGCCAATTGTAATTGTGTAAGTATCTGGGTATTTCAAAATAACAATTCCAGACCCACCTGCTGCTCCGTTGTAGTTAAAGTAACCTGCTCCGCCTCCACCACCAGTATTAGCGGTTCCAGCAGTTCCAGTTGCGCTATTGCCACCTGAACCTCCACCACCAGAACCTCCTGAACCTGCTGGCTTAGCAACACCTGAACCTCCACCGCCGCCTGCGCGAGTTACAGAAGAACCTGAAATTGATGAAGCAGAACCTGCACCACCGTTACCTGCTGCGGAAGAAGTTGCCGCTGCTCCTGCTGCTGAAGCACCACCACCACCACCGCCAGTTGTATAAGTCACGCCGTCTGTAGATCCTTGTCCACCAGCATTACCTTGACCTGATGGAGTTGCTGAGCCGCCTGCGCCGTCAGAAGACATACCTCCACCACCAGACCCACCTGCTGCTCCAGAATGAGTGCCGCCACTGGAACCGCCTCGACCACCACCAGTTGAAGTAATTGAAGAATAAACTGAATTGGAACCATTGCTTGCACCGCTACCAGTATCTCCAGCACCACCAGCACCAACTGTTACTGTGTAATTAGTTGATAACAAAGCAGTTAATGAAGCGGTTAAATATCCGCCAGCACCACCGCCAGCACCATAAGCACCACCACCACCACCGCCAGCGATGACAAGATATTCAACGTTTATTCCAGCAGGTGCTGGTTTGCCGTGAATTGCTGTAATGCAATTTAGCATTATGCAATAGCTCCATAAACTCGCCACGAGTTAGCAGCTAGTTTCACGCATACTGCTGACTTGTAACGTGCCAAGACAGGTGATCCTGCTGCTGCTCCTGCACTCTGAATTGTAGTTGTTGCTGGGGTTGTAGCGGTTATGGTCGTGACTCCTACACCTTCCTGAGCGACTGTAATTGCCGTGCCTACGGGGAAGTTATATGTGGCATCGGTTGGAATATAAAAAGTGTTTGCAGAAGCATTGGACATGGTGACAAGTACTTGATACTGGTCTGCTGCTACTGCTGTGTATGTAGTGCCCGTTTGGGCGTTGATTGTAAATGAGACCAAGCCATTGACTGTGGCGGCTGTTAAAACGTCTCCTGTGGCTGCTGGTAGTCCTGTTGGCATGATTCTCCTAGTATCCCAATGTATTAGTGCCGATTATACCGTAATACGAACTTCCGACTATGAACCCATCGGCTATTGGTTCAAGAGTCGTAATCTTTGCGGTCATCTTGTTAGGCGTAATGTCCCAACTGATTCCCTGATATTGCAGGTTCTTAACAATGGTGCTGCCATCAGGCTGCTGATTGGTAATGAGCAAATTCGAAAAATAATCAAGCCCAATCATTGTGTCGGTTGGTACTGCTGGATCGAGCAAGTCCACTTCTAGCTCGTCAATGCGGATGGTTGTTTCCTGACGGGTTGCCACATATTCGCGAGCAATGTTCTCCACAATGGCATCGGTTTCTGCCACAAGGTCAGTTTGTGAAATGCTGTGTGGAAAATACTTATTGACCGAATCTGTGTTGGTGACTGTGACTGGTGTTCCGCCAACACGACCAAAGGTTGCTGTGTTGATGATAAGTTTATCGTCAAAGGCGTATTTGACGTTCTTGTATGGAATGCCGCCTGTTTGGTTAAACTCGGTTGGCGTGCCAGCTAGAGAAGCCATAACCTGCGCTCTGGACTTAAATACAGCCGTTCCAGAGCCATCCATATAAAAAGCCCCAGTCTCGCTAAATTCTGCATTCTTGATGGCTGCAAGGCTTGTGCGTGTGGTTGCTGGGTCTGCTATGCAAGTGTTTGAACCTGTTGCAATAGTACGCATCGAGGATGGGAATGAAACTTGGTCGAGTATCTTGCCAATGCGTGTGCCTGTGTCCTGCCCTGCTGGGGTTGTGGCAATAGTAGCCACATTAGCCATGTTGAATAGTCGAAAAGCATCTTGGCAGACAATATCCACATAACCTGTGTCCTGATTGACTGGATAGGTGTAATTGTATGAAATGACATATCCAGAAAATAAATACTTTTGCGTTGTGGCAGTTGTGGCAGACACACGCACTTTACGCAGTGGGACAAGTTTGCCGTAGTAAGGGCTGGATGTGTTTTGTGGGTTGAAATAAGACAATGGATCGAGGACACGAACTGTGCATTGCCCAACTTCGTACTGGTCACGCTGAATATTGCGACCACGAGAAATCCAAATTTGATAAACGTTAGGAGTTAAATCAACTGTTGGCTCAGGTGAGGTAGAATCGCCCAGTGTATTAGTTCCCAAGACTCCATACTTAGGGTCGCCAATAACGAATCCGTTGTAACCAAAGGTTGCACCATTGGAAAAGTCAAAGGAAACCGCTATCTGGGCTGGTAATGCCATTAGCCAAACATTCCCGCTATGCGACCAATTACGCTAGGTGAGCCCGATAATGACCGCAATTGCAAGCCATTTTCTACGGCTGCCACTAATTCTTGGTCAGAAACAACGTTTCCTTGAACTGTGACATAAACATTGCCAGATGAAGTAACTCCAGCTCTATTAGTTCCTGATGCGTTGGTAATAAGAGATTGAACAACTGGAGTTTGCTCGGCGAACGCCGCACCTCTAGCAGTTGATCCATTACCCTGAACTGGCGCATTAGCAAAATCACCTAAAGCAATTTTGCGAGCCTTTTCCATCAGCATATCTAAATAGGCTTCCCATGAAGCAAACGGATTTTTAGCCGCTGGAAGGTCTGCCAAGAATCGTGCCAACTGTTCGCCAAGTCCCTGAGCTTTAGCCAATTCATAAGTTAGTTTCTTGGCTTGATCCTCATTGCCAGTCAATAGGGCAAACTGAAGTTCAAGACGCTTTCTTTCCTCTGTTGAAATATTGCCCTTGAGAGCTGCAATTATCTGAATTTGCTCAAGGTCAAACAATGAGCCAGCCTTTTTGAGTGCTGCCTGTTTCTTTTGTTCAGCGGTAAGTTTTTTGTTGCTGGCTATTAAAGCAGCATTTTGTTTGGCTCGATCTTTTTCAATTTGCGCTAAAACTTTTTTATATTTGTCTAGTACGTTTTCAGGCTTTTGATTTGGCTTTTCTGAAGTAGCAACCGCGTAAGGATTGAACTTACTTAATAGACCATTCTTGCCAGTAATGTTGAATAAACCTGCAATGGCTTCCTTGCCTTTGCCTATAAGTTCAATGGCTGTACCAATTTTGTCTAAAGTCGCAGCTAGTAGGTTAAGGCGCCCACCATTTTCGCCATCACCGAATGAAGCCAATGTGAGCAAAGTGCCGCCAACTTTTTCTTGGAAGTTGCCCCATGCAAGGCTGAGAACTCCTACTTGTCCAGAATAGGTTGATAAATAGGCAACACTTGAACCTGTGAACTGGTCGTTCATAATTTTTTGAATATCGGTAAATGAGGCTGCTTTTAGAGCTGCTGCATCCAAGCCAAGATAATATTTTTTAAGTCCTTTAGTATTGCCCACATAGGCTTGAGCAAGGTCATTGCTAACTGTGGCTAAATCCTCGCCTGAGCCACGACTTACCTCGATGGCTGTATTGAGAATAGATTGAGTTTTGGCTAATGATCCAGTTGTGCTTAATAGAGCTTGAAATGCTGGTCGCAGTTCATCATCAGCTATTTTAGCGCTTTGTTCGAGGTTGTTTATGTAATCTGCCACATAAGGGTTGGCAAATTCCATGCCAAGATTTTTGACTGCCAAAGCCAGTTTGGTAGCAGCCTTCTCATCGTCTAGGAATGCCTTTAGTGAGGTTTTGCCAAAATCTGCTACCGCTACTGCTGAAAGGCTTAAACCTAAGACTTTGAGTGACTTGTTAAGTTTGGCGGCAGCGGTCTCGGCTTTCTTAAAACCTCGTGTGTCAGCGGATGAGGCAATTTTAATTTCCTCGCGAATGACTGCCATTATGCTGCCTTCCTAATATTGTCGTTCATTCTTTTTCTAAATTCTGTCACTGCTACGTCAATGGCTTTATTGACTGCGCCTTCTGCTTTACCCTTATTGTTTGCCCAAGCGCGATAAATCAAGCGACCTCGACCCTTAAGGCTTCCTACCAATGGCGGCAAGTTTTTAATAAATTGCTCTCCAGCTTTAGGATTGTTGGAATGGCTGTACCGATTACCCGCGCTTCCTTTGCGACCAACCCATTGTTGTCCGTTAGGGTTTGCTCGACCAGCGCCCTCATAAATAGAACCCACTCGGCTGTTGTTCTGCACACTTGCCATTGAGCTGAAACCACTGCTATTTATCTTGCTAGGCGTAGATGAATAACGAATGCCAGCCTTAATGGTTGATGCGTTATACATCGGAAATGAGCCTTCGCTAAAGGCTCTGGCTTGCCAACCCGACATTGGTGAAACGGCGGGTACATAACCTTTAGCCTCTCGAACAACTGGGCGCAAGGCATCGCCTATTTCTTTTTTTAATGACTTTTCAAGGTCTGGCGTAAATCGCCGCATGGCTTTACGTAAGTCAGCGTTTCCGCGAATTTCTAATCGAATCACGCCGTTCCTTCGCTATGTCGTTTAATACCTGTATATGAGCTTTGAAAGCCAACGGAGAAAGTCCCACGATGCTTTCGAAAGAGACTCCATACTCGTAACTTAATCTAGTTGCGAGATAGGTGAGGGAGTCTCGATCTAGCCTAAAGGGTCGGACTCAAGTACCTCAACACTTCTCAGCGTTGCGATAAAGTCCTCACCAAAAGGCTTGACAGTCTCACCCGAACGTCTAATCGCATCCCAGCAAAGCCAGTAGATATCAGATTGCTTAGAATCCTCAATCAACGCTTTGTGGAATCCTTTTTTGGCATATTGCTCAAAGGAATACTCAAGGAGCGGAGTTATTTCATACTCCTGCACCTGTCCGTCAGCCCTTGTTATTTTGAGTTTAGCCATAGCCCTTTTCTCCTTACTACGCTGTTGTTACAGCGATTGTACCAGAGACGTTCCAAGTAACTGATTGAGTTGAAAGATCTCCAACTGCGCCGTTAACTGGTGTGGTGTTGTTGATAAGGCAGGTCATTGTGTAAAGCGGATTTGATGCTGATGTTGCAGCACTTGTTTGCTTTACTGTAACTGTCACGTTATTGCCCCAAACAGATGATGAATTCAATGTTTGAAGTGTCTTGCTTGTTGCATCGTCATTGAAAAAGTCAATAGTGATGGATGATGCTTCCAAGCCCTTAACGTATCGGTGTCCACCATCCCCCATACTGGTTATTTCCAGTTCGTCAAAGGAGCGGTTGATTGTTACGGATGAAACAAGGCTGGAGAGGTCTACCGCATTAACAGTAAGAACAACCCCGTTGCTTAGATATGTTGACACGGCTTATTCCTCATCTTTCTTTTGTTTTGGTTCTGGCTTTGAAGCAACCTGACCGATTTTTGTCAGGAATGCTGCGTTTTCTTTTTCCCATTGCGCTAAATCGGTCATGATTTAACTCCATTCCGTGAGTGTGCTGATCTGCACATTACAGGTCAGCAAGTCTCCTGTAGGGGCATTCAGCACAGCAGGTGCGCTTACAGTTCCCACATTAAAGACAATGCTAGATGCTTCGAGCAACTGAAATACTCGAACAATGTCGTCCTCAATGCCAGCAAGGTTGCCTTGATTATCAAGCAATGGCACAAGGATTGTGACAATAAAATTAGCCAATGGAGCTACAGACAAATAATCATTGTTTGTCGGAGTTATGTATGGATCAGCAGGGCTGACAATAACGCTGTTAGCAATAGGCGTAGCAGGTGGGAAACTGAACACCGACCATTTTGTGTTATCAGTAAGTGCTGCCGCTATTGTGCTGCGTAGGGTCGTGATGGCTGCCATTAGCCCACCATAGAATTAGGCGCGATGTAAGGCGCAATGAGTCCTCGAATGCGAGCCATAAGCTGATTAGACATTGTGTATGGGCTTGGGCTGAATCCGTCAATAGATACGCCTTGTCCTGTTGGTGCTTGGCGAGCCTGATAGATAGCCACCGAAATCATAAGGCTTGCTTCTTGAATGGCTGAAATTGTTGTGTAATCCACATAGGTATCTGCTGCAACTTTGCCATAAGGGTTGATTGGGTGATAGGTCGCAGGTGTGTTGTTGTTGCCCGTAATTGCGTAGGTGATTGACTTATCGCCAACGCCTGTAATGGTCTTATTGCCATTGTGTTTTGAACCACAGCCAGAGATAACAACTGTCTGCCCAACATAAAACACGTCATTTACATAATCGTTAAAGTATGAAGTGCCCGTGTTGGTTGTATTGCTATGACCGATTACTGGAGTCGTGTTAGTCCATAGAAAAGGCAACAACACGTCATCGGCAGCATCGCAGACTTCTTGCAACACAGCATCGGCATAAAGTGAACCAATACCAAGAGTTGTGCGAAGTTCTGCAACTGTCGTAATTGACATTTGTTATCCTTTCTAAAGACTAGGGGGACTGCAAGGGCTCTGGCAGCCCCCCTAGCGACTTAGGTGTTACTAAGCTGCTGGAGCGTTGTAACGGCGTACACCCTTGCCAGACTTGCCAACGTAAATAGCAAGATAGCCGTAGAGTGCGATTTGAATCTGACCTGTGCCAAGAAGGTTGACACGGAGGTTAGTTGTTGGTGACTCCCATGTGTAGACGGAAGCTGGTGCAATCAAGAATGCTGAATCGTCAGCAATTCCTGAAGTTGTGATGTTGTGATCCACAATGAGGTCAGTTCCGAGAACGTTTCCGACTACAGAATTGCCTGATACTGCGCCTGATGCGTTGGTTGTTGAACCTTGTGCATTGTAGAGAGCGCGACCTGTTGAATCTGCGTATCCTGCGATAGCTGACCATTGATCCGTGGAGGCTACAAGCTTGTTAGCGTAATCTCCGCCAGTTCCCTTGTAAGCGGCTGCGGCTTCTGTTGCAATAAAGGACTGGAGTCCTGCTGCTGTTGAAGCGGTCTGTGTTGCCACAGTTCCTGAAGTAGCAAATGCGCTAAGCAATGCTGCGTCTGTTGCCTTCTCGTATGCCTTGCGAAGTTCTGCCATGAGCAGATCCATGAATGCTGGAGATGAGCGGTCAATGAGTTCGAATGACACTTCGTTGAGTCCCGAATACTTCTGGACTGTTACTGTGTCATAAGCTGAAGTCATGCCTGTCTCAGATGTTGCTGCGCCTTCGTTAACAGCTGCAACTGTTGGAGCAACGTTAGCTGATGAAGCATTTGTGTAAAGGCGTGGAATGGTGAATGACATTCCGTCAATACCTGCAAGTGATCCACGAGTTACAGCCTCGAACGCTGGGCGACCAGAGAATGTATCTGTGAGGAATGTTTGAAGGTGTGAAGGCAGGGTTAAACCTGTGTTTGTTGATGTTGAGTCATCGGCTGCAAGGATGGTGCGACGTGCTGCATCGTCTCCCATTGCTGCCTTGATGTTTGCCTCGAGATATTGTGCCGATGTAATTGGCGCAACACGCTCGCGGACATAGTGAGATGCTGCAACTGTTGGGCGAGCCGCTTCTTCTGCCGCTGCTTCAACTGCTGGAGCTTCTACCGAAGTTGTGGTTTCTTCCACGACTGGCTCGCTTTCTGTTGTTGGGTTTTCAGCAGGGATTTCTGTTTCCTCTGCTGCGATCTCTAGCACCTGCGCTGACTTGAATGCAGGTTCGGTTACCAGAGAAACTTCTTTTAATTTCGCGGCTGTGACAACTGTGTGTCCATCGCGTGATGGTTGTGATGAAATGATTTCAGCACCGATAGAAAGTCCAGATACTAAACCTTCTTGTGCCATAACAAGTGCATCGTTGCCACCTGTAGAACGTGACAACTTAAATGTTGCATAAATGCCATCTGGTCGAACTGTGGCAGTTACCATGCGACCAACTGGCTTTTTCATGTCGTGCTGGCTGAGCAACTTAATCTTGGTTGGGTCGTTGATTTCGATTGACCCTGCTTCAAAGACAACGCCGCCAAGATTGGTATTACCAACCTCGCCAGTTCCCATTGGGACAATTTTTCCGCTGATTTCGCGGCGATCCTCATTGCATTCGATTGAGGATGCTTCGATGTATAGAGTCTCCACTAGCTGATTCCCTCGCTTCCGTTTGGAGTCAAATCTGACATTTCCATCGCTTGTTCAGTTGTAATGAGTCCAAGAGATAACAACTTCTCAATTACTTGAAGTTCAACCAATGGATCGTTCTTAAGGAATGTGTCAAATACTGCAAAACGAACTTCATGTCCTGAAGTTGAAATATCATCCATTGAAAGGCGTGTCTGAATGGCTTGAACATAAGGCTCGATCGATAGCGCATAGAACTGCTTGCGCTCATCCTGCACGTTGGCATAAGTCATGGTTGTGTTCTGGTCTGCTGATAGGTAATACGCAGGGACATTCATTGCCCGAGCAATTTCAGTAGATAAATTCTGAATTGCCTCGTTATACATCATGTCTTTTGGTGAGAATTGTGTGGACTGGAATTCCAAAGTGCTTGTGAGATATGCCGTACTGTTGTTCTGGCGGCTGCGCTTCCAAGCAGCTAGTAATCCTGAAACTTCGTTAGGTGGAAGGTCTGCTCCTGTATTCTTGAGAATGCCAGATGACATTGGAGTAGCTGAAGCAACAGCGGCGGCTTTGTTAATGTCAATCGCTGACTGGATCGTGCGACCAGCGCGTTCCAACACGCCTTCATCGAATCCTTGAATAGTAACAATGTCATTCATGGAGATTGGTGCAGCATCAACGTAATACTGAGTAACCATTATGCCTTCAAGGTCTGTTGTGAATGTTACTCGTGAGTTAGCAATCCACTCAAACTGAGATGGGCGACCATCCTCAGCATAACGTTCAGTTACTCGAAGGTAACTTACGCCGTAGAACAACAATGAATCCACGATCCAAGTTAAAGTTACGAATGATGGCTGGGACTTGGATAGTTGGTTAATCCACTTAGGCGCAGCAATTACTTCGCCAGTCTTTTTGTTGTAATACTCGAGTGGGATCGAAGCAACTGTGCCACAGATGAGGTTTCTAGCTCTAGCCACGCTACTGACCGACATGGCATCTTTGCGAGATACGCGAAGGGTTAAAGCGTTGTAAAGAGAGGGCAAGTTTTCGCCCATAACCTGTGGCGCGTATTGCGCTTCTAAGATTTGCGGTTGCTTACGCGAAAAGATGCCCATAGACCGCTAATTATACACTACATATAGTGTCATTCTGTGTAAATAGCCGCTACCTGTTGTGGTTTCGATAATAAGTGAACAACCATTGCAGTAGCAATAGCACCAGAGACATCTCCTGCCGATTTACGTTTCACAATGCGCCATGCCGAATCGTTGGTCTTAGCTGCGCAGTTATTCATCTGCTGAATCCAGTTTTCCTGACCGGCATGGACAAGTCTCTTTGCATTAAGGGCATCGTTAAGTTCTCCACACGCCTGATAAAACGCTGCTCCAGATACGTCTTGGCATATCTGCCCTGAATGGGTCAATTTATCGGCAATGCTCTGAGCTGTGTATTTGTCGTAGCAGATTTGGCGTGGTCGGTACTGGTCTGCCCAAGCCTTTATATCTACAGCAATTTTAAGATCATCTACCGAAACCTGTGACTCCCATGTCTGGAGTATGCCAATTCCAATCCGACCATCTGGCAATATTTGTCCAGCAACAAGAGACGCATTCCTGCGAGACGGACTGACATCGAATGCAAAAACAGTATAGCCGCCCACAGGAATCGTGAGTGTTGAGTCGCTCGTTTCTTCAAGAATGCCATGAGCCCAAGGACTCTGTAGAGAGTCAATCCATTGGCAGAGAGTTTCAGTTCTAGTATTTTCAATCGGGCTTGTGGCAATCGCTTCCTCAATAGTTTCCTCTGTAATCGTATATCCGAGTGCTGGGTTCGCTTGCGCCCATGCCGAGCGGTCTGTGATCTTGCAATATTGTGGCGCTGAATATTCGTAAAAGCCAAATGATTTTGGTGGGTTCTCCAATGCGCGTTCACGCATTCCATTCAAAACTACCGAGAAAGCGTCTCCTGCATTTGATGTAAGCAACGTTTGAGCATTTGGGCGCGCTCTAGTCGTTGGGATAGCTGCTCGAAACCCTTCCTCGCTGATTTCTCTGAGCTCGTCAATAAAGAGAAAGTCCGCAGTTCGTCCGCGAGATCCGTCTCGAGTAGCCGCAACAACGTCCAACCTTCGTCCATCCAGCATTTCAATAGATTCTGTGCCGTTGGCGTACCTGATTTGTTTGACGAATCCTTTGAGGTGGTCATTACTCTCCAATGCTTGTGCAACTTGTCTGAATGTGTCTAATGCCATGCTTCTGTTCGATGACATAATCAAAACGTTGCGACTATCCCATTTGAGAAGGTGGGCAAGTATAAGCATTCGCGCTAAATGGGTTTTGCCGTTCTGTCTAGCGATAAGTAGCAAGTTCGTCTTGCGAATCCACATATCTTTCTTATCAACTGTGAGCATATCCTTGAGAACATACTCCTGCCACGGCAATAGCGGCATTCCGATAATTTCGCACAGCTGCTTTACGTCATCAAGTTTTGATTTACCCTTGAGAGGAATGTTTTGAAGGCGTGGTTTAGTTGCCCCTCGCAGCGCTTTGGATCGTTTGGGTGGCATCGGGTTAATTCTGGACTGGTTTGGCTGTGAACGGACTGTCTTGGTGAATTACCGACTGCATCGGAGAGGGAAAGCCAGA